AGGGCCGCACCGGAGAGGGGGATCGGCGTGGTCTGGGCGATCGACTGCATCACGGAGCCCTTGTAGGCCTGGGTCCAGATGTTCTCGATGACCTCGGGAGGGAAGACTCCCTTGTTCTCGCCCGCGAGGAGCTTGTCTAGTGTGTGCTTAGCGGCCGGATCAGCCATATGCTTCGTCCCTTCACGTTAGAGGAGGCCGAAGAACCCGGCGGCCTGCTCTTGTAGGTTGTTCTTCTCAATCGTATCAGATCCCATAACCGGGTCCCGGGGTACTGATACGGGCTTTTTATCGACGGCGCCCTTCAGAGAGGACAGGAGCTCAAGCTTCTTCTCCCACGTCTCCTGGTCGCCGTCTAGGAAGACGCCATACTCGTCCGTGAGGCCGGCATCTGCCAGTGCTTTATCGCGGGCCTGAGCTGCCTTCGCGGCCTCAGCCTCTTGGGCGGCCTTGTCGCGTTCGGCCCGCATTTCCTCTAGAGCTTTTTCGAGAGCCGCCAGGCGGTCCGTATCGGATTGCGGGCCGCCATCAGGGGTCTCGGACGGCGCCTTATCGGCTTCGGGAGCAGGCTCCGGGTCAGCTTCCTGCGGAGCCGACTCTTCCGCCTTCTCCATGGATGCAGCTGCTTCAGCATCGTCTCCCCCTACGAGGATAGAATCGTTCTCCGGCGCCTCAGTGTTCGCCTCGGTTGTGTCAGCCATGTTCGCGCTCCTTTCTGGCTGCCGATTTCTCGTCTGAGCGTTTGCCACGGAGTGCCCGGTCCATTGCAGACCTGGCCTCCGCACCATGCAGGTCCTTATCGGTCACGACGCTCTTATAGGTCTTAGCATATCGGGCTGCGTCCGCCTTACCCGGCCACGCACGAGACGTAAACACAGGCACCACAGTGCACCGGTCTCCATAGTGGAAAGCGAAACCGGCGGTACCTTGGCTCTTGTACACGGGGCCGCGGGCTGCGAGCATCGCACAGAAACCACACGGGCCACTCTTGCCGGGGTGCACGACGCGAGCCCACGCGAACACCCTACCGATGCGGCGACTCTCCTTGTCAAGCTTGTGCCCAGAAGGAGGGTCTTCGACTGCGATCGGGGCGTGCTTCTGGATGGCCGCCTTCATAGCTGGCTCTTTATCGACCTCGCCAATCGCCCTGTCGATCCTGTCGGCGATCTGATCAAACTCGTCGTCCAGCATGCGCCGGCGCCGGGCCTTGCGCTGCTCCGGGGTCTCCCAATCCTCGTCATCAAGGGAGCCCGCCTGCTTCTTGGGCTTACGGCCCTTCATAGCCCGGTACGGGTGCTCTGCCTTCTCGGTCTTGCGGGCCTGTTCGCGCTCTTGGCGGGTGGCCTCCTGTTTAGCGGCTCTGATGGCTTGCTTGCGGATGTCCTCGGGGAAGTCCTGGAGCTGTTTCTCCATGTTCTCAGCGTGCTCTACGGCCCCATCAGGGTCCGGGGGTGCGGAGCGGGCAGCAAGGGCCACCGTCTGCCTCGCAGAGCCCTCCACGTGGTGCACAAGAGCCCTCTCGAGCTGCTTAGCGCCAGCCTTAGACAGGCCTCCGGGGGTCTCCCTGATGGCCCGCCTGACGGCCTCGGGCCTGTACGGTGGCGGTGCCGGCACCCAGGCCTCATCGAACCCGCGGCGGCGC